TTACCATTTACTTCGTAACTTCCATTGCTCCCTAAAGTTTTATTGTCTGACAAAATTTGGTTATATTCGACAATAATTGTTTTTAATTCAGATAAAGCAACTTCCCTTTTTTCTGAAGTGTTAAATTCGGCCTTAAATGAATACAGTTTTTCTCCGTTAACAATACTCACATAAAAATTTTGAGTATCCATGTATTTTTTAAACCATGAGTCTTGATATGTCGCAACCTCTCCTTGATACTCTTTTAATTTTTTTTCGTATTTTTCAATATCATCTAAAGGAGTTAAATTCTGTTGAATGTATGATTGTAGGTGTTTACTAACAAAGTTTTCTAACCTGTAATACATTTGCATTATTGTAATCTCGGGAAAGTCGTCAGGTATTAATCCTTTGGACTTATATTCACTGTAAACTTCATTTATCTTTTGTTTTCCTAAAGACACAGATAAAGAATTCACATTTGTAAATTGACTTGGACCACCTTCAACACCTTGAACATTTACTGTAGTCTCATACATATGGGGTACCGCAAGAGCGGCCGCCATTGTTACCTCATTTAATACATTATATTTGTAGGTAATAAATTTTAAACTAACATTAAAATTGCCAGACCCTGTATCATATCTACTAGAAAAATTTTGTAACATTAATGGTAATCTTACCGCCTTACCATAAAACCCTTTAATTGTTAAGTAAAAAACAGGATATGGTAGATTAAAAAACGCAGCGTATGGTGAATTATTACCTCCTTCAAATAAAGCTCTACCTTTAATATCTTCAAGTTCAATTGAAACTACGGGAGTAAACGACGTGTTCTGTTTTATATTTATTGAGGTAATACCCAATAATCCATTGTCCACAGTACCCGTCTTACCTCCACTTTTTAATGTTTGTTTTATATAATACTCATTATCTTTATCCCCCGTTTTAACTTTTTCAGACACAAACTGATTATCACCGAGTCCTTTAATCGTATCTTTACCCGTTAACTCATCGGTATAATCGTTTTCCATGTAATCTTTACCACCCGGTTTTAAGAAATTGATAGTGGCAATTGAGGTATTTCTAATAACATCTTCGTTATTAGAACCAACCGCTAATTTTGTTCTAGGTATTGGTTTGCACTCAAGATTAGCGTACATGACCAAATCCTCTTGTTTAACATATCTTTCTTTTGGGTTTCCGTTTTCGTCAATGACTTTGTTGGGGTCTATGATTGTGATATTGTTATAATCAAATTCTACTAATATGTTATCTGAATTATCTGCCATAATAAAAGAAATGATTGTCCAACTGATTTTTATAGTCCTGTAATGAAGTTACCAATGGAAATGGAATTGTCAATATACTACCGTCAACTATATTCCATTCTTGGCCTCCAAACTTAGGGTTTGCCATCAAAATCAACCAACCAAAAAAAGGACTACCGTAATATTGTTGGGAAACTTTATCTAATCTAGATTGACCCGACTTATAGATATACCTCTTATCCGTACTTTTTGATGGTAAATCAACATAAGTTACCACATTAGGTGAACCATCAACTAAAAACTCACTATATCTGTTGTAATATTGTTTTTTTGCCATTTTTTAAAAGTTGAATTTTATTTTACCTAAATAAGTGTCTTCGGGACCGTCATTTTTACCACTATACAAATTTGTTATGTCTATTTCTTGTTGTTGTTTATTAGTTCCAGGTACAGTTGTATAATCAAACTTACGTGTTTTTCCTTTAGAGTACATTTTTTCGTCAAGCCCATCAATAAAATCTTTATAGGGTGAACTTTTTTTGAGGTTTGAATAAAGTTTCTCTTCGTCTCTTATTTCTTTATTGTATTCTTTAGCTAAGTCATCAACTATGTTATCAAACTTTTTCTTAAGTTTTTGTGGTTCTGTAACATTTACCAAGTCACCCTTTATTATTGCGTTTTTAAACTCTTCTTTTTTATTGTTATCTGAAAAAATTCTTGAGATAATCAAAAAGAAAGTTTTGTTAGGAGTTTCGCCTTCAATTCCTCCAATAAAATCTTTATTTACGGGTTCAAAATTGAGCACACTTGTAATTGGTTCAACAATATGATTGTCATTTAACAATTTATCAAAATCAGACATTGTTCTTGTAAATTTATAAATGTCATCCCATAATTCATCGTCAGTAGTTTGGATTGTGTCATCAGCTGCGGTAGTTGTTTCACTTACTTTATCAGTTCCTGATAAGGAATAAGGCCTAGCAGTTCCTCTATCAATTATTTTACCATCTGTCATATTAGCAACCAAATCAATCTTTCTAATAGTTTGAACAAAATCTAATTCTACACCGACCAAATCTTGTACTGAGGTAAAAATAACATTTGAAAAATCTGCAGATAATTTATTTACATAATCAACCATATTGGTTATTACCGCAGAAATATCTTTTGCTTGCCAATCAATGCCATCGTTTAATTGTGAGATAATTGGATTAGTTTGACTTGAGATGTCTAATAGGGCTGCGTCAAAAATTTGTTTAATATTACCATCCATTTTTGATGGTGCCCCAAATATTGGAGCGTTTTGGGATGTATTTGTTCCAGTTGTAATATCCCCATCCATATATTGTCTATCCAAACTTATAACTTGAACAATACCTTGGTTAGTATTTAACATCACTTTTTCTAAAGAATTGGTCACGGTTTCCATATAGTTCTTGGTTTGGTCAACCAATGTGTCCATGATTTTTTGATAAGAAATTTCTCCAGTTTGACCATTTTCTACCGGTATATTAGTTATAATTTCTCCGATGGTTGTTCCTCCATCGTTTGTTTTTAAATTTTCAACGTTGTTGATTGTCGCAGCTTGTTCTCCTTGTTCAATAGCATCAATGAATTTCTTATCAATTACTTTCCAAGAATCGTCAGTCCAAGTTGACCTTTCATCATATATTTCAGTATTCGCATAATAGTTAAATGAAAGTGCATTTTGTAATTGGTCGACAGGTTCTTTTAATCCATGACCTCCAATCATACTAAAATTCATAGTTACTTTCACAATCATTGGTTGTAAACCAATACCCTCGGGATTCATATCATAAATAAGAGGTTCGTAAGCAAAAGATAAGTTTTCAGGTACTATCTTACAGTTATAAAAATCACCAATTCTAAGTACCAAAATTGGAGGTGCTCCAAACGAAGTATTGACCGCGTCATTTGATTTTGGTTTACCGTCAGCTCCTATAACAGGAATTGTTTCTCCAGGTCTTGTACACTGATTTAAGAAAGTAAGTCTTGCATTTAATCCCTCAGGTGTCATCGAGTGAAACGTAGGATTAAAATATTTTATTTTCTCTTTAATCGAATCGTACACCATTGGTACGTCTTGTTTAAGTACTTCAAAATAATCACATTCACTCAATAAATTTCTAAGGATTTTTTTACTAATACCCTCTTTAAGTTTTCTTTCTATTGTAACAGTTGGTTGTGGTCTTGGGAATTGAGGAACGATACCTTGTCCTGATGTTTCGTCAGACGGTGGATTAATAATTGAGGTTTCTGTTGAACCTGTTTGTTGTTTAGTTGTAATCGTTTCTGTTTTTGGTATATCTTTAGTCACAATACTTGTAATTCTCACCCTTCGGCACGCCATAGCACTTACAGAGTACACTAAAGACCCTTGATTTGTTTTACCATTTTTGTCTTTGGTTTCTTCAGTACAATTTATAGGTTCTTGTGATATATTTCCAGTTCCAACTGGAATTGTTGTATTTTCTCCTGTACCACCAACTGATTTTATTTCTAAAGTTTTTTCCTCATCCAGGTATTTTTTGAATGAAATTCCGCCTTCGGAATAATTTTGTAAATATTTTATTACCGAATCAACCCTTCTTTCAGATAGTTTTTGGTTGTATTCAGGGCTTGCTTTAGCGGACGCAGCTCCTTCCAAATATATTGTAACAGTACCTTTTTGTTCTGACAATATTTTATATAAATCCTGAACCATACAGGATGACCCTGAATTTATTTTGTTAAAATTATCAATTACATAACCGTCAAAAAAGTCAATTACGTTACCATTAAAGTCGTCAGAATTAAACAGTTTGTTGGATTCTCCTGAATATATTGGTTTATTACTCACGTATGAGTTGTACGTCGACAAAAAGTCAGCATCAGAAACAGTACCACTGTTGGGTCCAGGACTATTGTTGTCAAAGTAAAAAGATAAATTTGTATAATTATCCGCAAACGCTTTTAATTCAGGGTCATTACTAACCGTCTTGGTTTCTGTAACATCACCATAAAGTGGTGTTGTTACTGTTTCAGGGTCCTTTGGAATCGACTCCGCCACAAAATTTATTTCCTCCTCGGTTAATTGGGGATTGTTTAATATTTCTTGATAGGTGTATAAATCTTTAGAGGGTATTGTGTTAAACTTTTGAGCCAGTTCGTAAATATCGTATTTTACACATCCCGCAAAAAATGAATCGATTATCGAATCAATTCTTTCTTTTGCCGCCCCTTTTAATTGTTTTTCAACAACTAAATTCATTATTGATGGACTATCAACAATTATAGACCAACTTAATGTTCCCGACCTAGTTGTATCTTTATATGTGTAAATCGGTTCAGGTCTACCTAAAAATGAGGTTGGACTAAAATTCGGTTTACTGTTATCACTAAAAGATAAATTATACGGTGGAAACCACATAACTCTACCTCCGTTTGGTCCCTTCTCACATGTTGGTAATTCATCATAAGTATAGCCAGGTCTACTTGATGTTCTCCATGCTAAGTTCTCAATTGAGAACATATATTTTTTAGCCGAACCTCCTGTATTTGTAGTCGCATCGTCAGCAATAATATTTGTAGAACCAGGGTTTTTTGTGGGTGAAATATTTAAGTTAAACGTGTTGTCTAACACAGAATATGAGAATCTTCTTCCTGAATTAGTAATACCATCAGTCTTTTGTAAATCAGAGTAAGTGTAATATGGAGTGTCTTTAGCAAAAACTCTACAATATTCAATACCTTCTTGGGTACCGGTGGTATTATCAACATAAGACAATACTCTCGAACCTTTTGTCATTTCTTTATACCCGTCGTTAAAAACTTTTGAAACTTGATTAATAGCATTACCAACGTGTTTTAACCTTGAAGCCCCTTCAACCAAATCCGCAGAATTAATAAGTCTTTGTGTTTGGTCTAAAATCGAATTTTCTTTAAAGGTTATATTGGTTGAGGAATCTCTTGTGTAATTAGAACTAACCAAGTTAAACTGTTCATCTAAAGTTCCAGTACCTCCGCCAGGTGTTGGTGTATATCCTGCGTTATTTTTATATTTTGGGGATGTCCAAACAAATTGTCCATCAATTCCTCCCCCATCTGAAAGTGGTTTTCCCGCTAATCCAAAATTAAGAACGTCTTGATTTCCTTCGTATAATATCGCCAATTCGGATGGGCCATAAACAGGTGTTTGAACCTGTTGACCGTATGGGTTTATTGGTAATTGGTTAGGCGGTGAATTAATTTGAGAGGGTTCTGAAGTTCGACTTCCAACATAATAACCACCAACTAAAGTACCATTATTTGGATTTATTACAGATGCTAATAAATTTGTTAAGCCTTGTGCTAACGTACCTAATAATCCTCTATCATAAGCGGGTCTATATCTATTATAATCTATGTTATTGAATAGAGCAGACCTTTGTCCATTTCCTGTATTTGCTAAGAATATCTCAGATGGATTTCTTGTTAAATTTAATATAGGTCCTAAAAACCCACCCGTTAAATTATTTACAACGTTAAGTGCAATTGATGTTTGGTTAGTCTGTAACCCATTTGAAGTGTTTTCGTCAAAATAATCTCCGGGTATTGGTGATACAGGCCAGTATGCCCCGGCCAGTCTTGTTGCAAAATCAACAGCCGCCAATACTATATTTTCAGGTACAGTAATTTTCCAATTTCTATAAATTAAAGGTTGTTGACCTGTAATTAATAAACTAGCCTCAAATGGGTCTTGTAAACTAGCCAAGTTTACCGCGCCAACAGTATTTTGATAAATCTCAAGATTAATTCTTTCGACAAAAAGGTCTCTCAATGTTTGAGCTCCTAAACGAGCTATAAACGAATCTTGGGATAACGGTCCGTCAGAACCAACTGGATTAGATGAACTTAATATCTCATATGGACTATAAAAAGAAGGGACAAATGTTGGTGGGTCCCAATATGGTGTAAAATACTTATTTAAATTAGGTAAATCGTCGATAGTATAAACAAAATTATAACCATCAACGGGTATGAAACTATTTTGAACCGCCGGCCCTGTTACTAATTCATTTAACCAATAATTACTCAACCCGATTAAGGGACTATTAATTAATGGATAATATGGTTCACCTGAAGGTTTTACAGGTACTAATGACCCGTTGTAATTAATATTAAAATCAAATCCCCCCGATGGTCCAAATTCATTAAGAGGATAAAGTTTATTCGCAAATGGATTTTTTGCGATTAATTTATCAGGAGAATCTATTACTGAAAAATTAGATTGAGAATACTCATAAGTAATATCTGAGGACGGTGGTGTATAAACACCCGTCACTGAATATGGTTGTAAGTTTCTTGCTATTAATACCTTACGAAAAGACTCACTCGAAGCAAAAGATAACGTACTTTCTGACATTACTTAATTTTATTTATAAATACCCAAAAAGTTATTTTAGTCGGGTTTTGACTTTAAATCGGGATAATACTCTTTTACCACTTTAACAATTTCTTCTTTAATTTGTTGGGCTTGCATTGCTTTCTTGACTTCCTCTTCTGACATTCCAGGAGGTACGTCTAGTTTTATGTTAACATCAACTGTAGATGAGGTATTAATTGTTTTTTCTTCAACTCTACCGGTCTCTGTTTTTCCAGCGTCAGTTGATTTATTTACACTAGCGTCTGCAGGTGAACTTACTTTACTAAGTAAATCAACACCCGTCTGAGTTTTTACAAAATTATTTAAATTATCTATTAAATTAGTCGAAACTTTAGCGTAAGCGTTTTGTGACTCTGACATTTTAGCATATTGTTCTTGTAAATTGGCCTTTAATCCGTCTAAAGTTGTTGTACCAAATTCTTTAAAGTTTTCTCCCATTAAAGATAAATCACCTAAAGCATCCATATTACCGGACATTAATTTAGTTAACACATCCCCAATTGGTCCCGCCTGTTTATCGGCAAAATCTCTAATAGATTCTGAAGAGAATACTCCTTTGTCGGTTACTGCGTCAGTTAACCCTTTAACCGCCGCAGTTAAAGCATTCGCGGCTTCTTCTCCAACTTCAGAAGATGCTAAACCTCTTGCCGTTCTACCAGCGATTTTAGCTACGTCAGCGGCTAACTGTTCTTGATAGCTCAATTGTTCTCTAGCCATTTCTTCCATATCTTTTGGTTCTGAGGCAGCAATCAATTTATTTAACTGTTCAGTAGTATCCAAACCTTCAAAAGCTTCGGCTAATTTTGTTTCTTTTCCATCAAGAGTTATCACATATTCCCCATCTTTCATTTCGGCTAAGTTTGCAATCATTTTTTGTTGGTCTTCTGTCATAATTTCAGGGAACCTTATTTTGGTTAACTTATCCTCCAACTCCGCAGAACCTAATGCCATTTTTGTTAAGTCCTCATATGCCAATCCTGTTGCTTTAGAAATTTCTCTAAGTTGTAACTTACCTTGTGGTGCAATTTCAAATTGACCCGCTTCATTTAACTCCACAAATTGTTGAGTCATTTGAACAAGTTGATTTTGTAACTCTGTGGGGTCGTTCAAAGATAAATCCATTAATCTTAACGGGTCTAACAAATCAGACTGAGCAACTCCTAATCTTTGTAATGAAGCGGCCATATCTATCGCCTTTTCAGGGTTATATAAATCATCAGCAAAATTAAGAGTCTTACTCATATCAATTCTTAAACTAGAGGCTTGCGCTGCCATCTTAGCCAATCCATCAACTCCACCTTGAAAATTGTATTTATTCATTGATTCCATGTTGGATACGGCTTGAGAACTAACCGCCAATACACTTAACCCTTGTTGTCTTGCGGTATCCACAATTTTTTGCATTCCTTCAGCGACACCATATGCGGAAATTCCAACATCTTTAAAGGCTGGTAACAATTTTTCAACGCCTTGACCTGTAACCTTTTCAGTTTCATATAGTTTTGAAAACGATTCGGAACTAAGTAACACGGCCCTATTTAATGTTTTGACAATTTCCTCTTGAATCCTAGCAACATCTTCAAATTTACCCCCTAAAGCCTCTATCGCAGGTGCGGCATCAACTAACGTTTTCTTAATTGATAAAACATTTTCTCTACCTTGACCAAAAGATTTTGCAACTTTAATTGCTTCAGAATCTATCTGTCCAAAAGTATTTAGTAATTGTTCCGCATCCGGAAGAAGACTTTTAAATGCAGTATCTAAAAAACTACCCTTACCAGTTCCAAATAGTTTGTTTGTAAAAAACGTATAAAAATCTTCATTACTGTTTGGAGTAGTTGAACCCGGATTTGTCTGCATCATAAGTCATTTATTAATAAATATTATTATTTAAGTTTTAGGTGTGTTAATCTCAATCACCTTATCAACCAAATACCTCCTAAAATAGGTTGGCATTATTAAAAAATCGGTATATGATGTATGAATATTCTTAGATAAAATCAAATACTCATTAGCTAATGATATCCTGTAATTAGAAGAAAGGCCGAAAAAACTCAACCCCAAAGACGATGTCAACATCTACCTTTTCTCCTGATGGGGCTAAAATTTGTTTATTTAAATCTAACGAAGGAACATTATCCTTTAAAAATTTTCTAATATATTTTGAATCCCCAATTGGAAGTTTTTCAACAAACATTGAGATGTTTCCCAAATCATTGTTACCATCCAATTCAACAATATGTCTTTGTAATTTCATAGTTACTTTTGGAGCAACTCTACCTTTTGGGTAGTTCTCGATAATTTTTTCAATCTCAAATAATTCTCCGAATGAAAGAGGTTTTAATTTAACCATTGAACCGGTTACTGGTAATTTAGTTGTAAATGTACCATCTTCATTAGGTAAAATTTGACCTTTTTTTATGTTTAATTCACCTAAATTAATATTACTTTCAAATTTTTTATTTGTTTTTGGGTCTTCGGAAATTACAGTATATTCAGGACCAAATGCAGTATTTCTCAAAAACAACAAAATAGCTTGGATGTCTTCATCTAATAACTCGTCAGGTCTCAAGTCGTGTTCATAAATTTTATTACGTAATAACGTCATTACAATATTATCTTTAGAGCCAAGACCTGACATAAGATAGTTTTCATCGGTCGCAGTCAAATAACCAACTTTAATTGACTTTTTCTTTGACTTATAAAAAATACCACCTGTTGGTAAAATCACAACATCGTGTGGTAAATTAAAGTTTTCCGTGGCGGCATTCATTAATGTTGAGTCCATTCTATTAATTATTTAGATTATCTTTCGGTTGATTATTAGAATCTTTTTTATTATTTTTATTATGTCTGTTAAGAAACTCTTCTTCAGTCTCAAAAACTTTACCACAAGTATTACATGTAAATCCTGTATTGTTTTCCATAATAAACAAAAAATCCCATATTAATAATATGGGATTTATATAATATTGTAAAGTATAATCTTAATAAACTAAGATACAACGGTCCATACGCAATACTGCACTAATAGTAGCAATTGCATCTGTATTATACGCCAAACTGTCAAAGTTAACATCAGATAAAAATGTTCCCTCTAAAATCCATTTTTCTACAACAACACCTGTTGGGTCTAACATTTCAAGGTCAACGTTTTTCTTATAACCCGCAGCATAACCCATACGACCTGTTACAGATTCCGCACATAAACGAACCCACTCCATAAGAGCTTGAGACGCTGATGGACCTATAGGGTCACGGAATTTAACATTAATAGTACCCCAAGTAAATCTACCAGCAACATAGGTTGAAGTATTTAAGAAAGGTATTTCAACAGGGTTGATGGTGATATGTGGACGAGAACTAGATTCTACGAACCATTCGTTAATACCTAAAGTAGCCGGAAAACGAAGAATGAATCTATTTTGTCTTTTTGGCTCATAAGGTATGGGCATTTTCATTAATAAATCAGCCATTGTATTTTTGTTTTAAATTTTTTATTCTTTTTATTTATAAATATCTACTAATAATTTTTTTCTATTTACTTTTGGGTTTTTTCAAATAAATTCTAGTTATAAATCACTAGTAATAATTAATAAGGTTTTTTTACTCCACCTGCAGTTGAAATTGTTTTAATAATATTGTCTGGTTCGTTTTCAAAATGACTCTTAACTTTTTCTAAATTTCTTAAGTCATCATCTGAAAATCCTATTGTTGGTATAAAGTTATTAGAAATTTTATTCTTTAAATACGCCTTTTTCTGTAGGTGTTTTGAAATTCTTTTAACGTAACCCACAAAATCATTTAAAGCTTTAATTTTACCCTCCTCAGGACTTGTTGCACTACCCTTACCATAAGTCACAGGATAAAAACGACACATATCCAAATATTCTCGAATCATATCTTTTTTAGACTGTTTCCCTATTCCCTCTAAGTCTCTGTATTTTTCTAAATTTTTAAGTAACTCATTGGAGTCTATTCCCATGTGATTGGAAATTATCATATTATATACCGATTCTTTTATTACACTTGGAGTGTGTCCTCTAGCTGTCACGATGGAGAATATGGAACCGTTATTTACCGCTTCCACAAAATCATTCCATGCAGGACCTGGTTTTCCTAATAGAGAATCAATTATAAACTGTTTATCTCCTTCCACACTAAAATAACGAAAAGGGTTATCTGCAAAACCAACTATATTATGACCTTCATAATCGAAAGGTTCTTTTCCTAAAATCATTCTATATTCTGCAAAATCTTCAGTAGACATACCAACTTCATTATTTTTGTCATCTTTAACAATTATTTTAGTTGGCATTGTCAGAATATTGTCATCCCAGTCAAAAGCGTAATATTTTAAATCAGGAGTTCCCTCCTCACTTATACCTTCTATTAATTTATTTACTTTCATATTAATAAATAAAGACAAACCGGTTTTTACACCGGCTTGTCCTATTAATTTTTATTAGATATTTTCGAACGAAGCTCCCGTTGGAGTAATATAGAATGTAATATCTATAAACTCTAAGGACCTTGTTGGTTTAATGTAAATTTTACCTGTCATTTGATTTCTATCTAAGTCAGCAACATCTGAAGAAACTGTTACACGGAAATCGTACAAACCTCTGTCTCTTCTAATTGCATCTAAGATTGGGTTAACCGCATCCAAGAAATCTTGTCTAACTTTTTGGTCGTTTTGTTCAAACAACAATCTCACTGAAACCGCAGAAATCAACTTACGAGCTTGTAATAACAATCTTCTAACATTGATTCTATCAAGAGCCGACTGTCTAACTTGAAGGGTTTTATTACCCCAAATTACTGTACCAACATCAGAGAAGGTTGCAATTGGGTTAATTCTACCTTGATAAAGAGTGTCTCTGTCTTCTTGAGTTAGTTTCTTACGAGCTTTAATAGCATTTACAATACCACGAGTATAACCTGCCGCCGCGAACCAAGGGAACGCGATGTTATCTGTTAACGCCAAGTTTCTTGTAACCTCAGCCGTTGCCGGAATGT